CCGGTTTAAATTTTTCCAAAAATAACACAAATAGACTATCTAGTTTTTACTATGAACATAGCTATGTTTTTGGTTTTATTGTTTATTCCCAAATTCTTGTGATATGTATATTTATTACAATCAGACTCGTCGTCTTTGCTTTACACAGATACAACACTAGATTTTTCAGGAAATACTTAGGGAAGGCGCTCATGCATACATCGAATGAGCACCTTAATAAACACGTTAGTGAGCATGACTCCTTTATGGAGGGCATGCGACCATTTGTAATGGACCCATTCAATGACACTGGTTGTCTTGCTCTTTGGTATTTATATACCTCAGTTAAACATTCCAAAAACAAGAATGAAGCACTCGATAAATTTAATTTGATACACGCTTTCTTTGGCGTCTTGATGAGTGGAGGTCACATAGTTATATCTGAAAGGGTTGACTTTGTTAAACTTCATGATGAAATCAAAACAAATTATGATGATATTAATGCTTGCTTCGCTGGTAAAGTCCTTAATTGCGATTTTTCTAGATTGTCTAGGATACTGAAAGAAAAGATCACAACTGGTGTTTTCCTTTGTAACCCAAAGGTCAATGAATCAACACTGGATGGGATAATCAATTACATAAATTCTACTGGATATGAAGAAACTGAAGATGATTGTAAACTTATAACACATTTAGCCATGTGTTTGCTAGTCTATATGGCAGAAGGAACCCCACAAGGTTTCTACTTTAGTGATAGATCCATAAAACGAAATAAAAAAAATTTTAGAGAAGAAGCTATCTGGAATAAACAAGCCTGGAAGGCCGCCCGTAATAAAACTTGGGATGACTACTTAGACGAGCAGATGCGATGCAAACACATTGATTATCATGCTTATGAAGAACTCGCATGGAAGTGGGATGTTCAACCTGATGTCTATGAATATGAAACTAAGTTAAACGATATTTACGAGGACTATGAGGACCATCATGTATTTGGTGGTAATCATTGGTCCGAAAGGGATGTTGATCATTACGGTTTTGGCGACAGATTATATGATAGATGGGGCCGATCTCAAAAGC